CATTTTCAGATTTTAAAACATTAAGAATTCTATCTAAACCACCTTGAGTGTTAGTTGGTGCTACAAAATTTGGGTTTGGCACCATATTATTAAATTTATCTACTCCTAAAAATCTTGGATTGATTGGTGCTTTAGAACTAAACAAAGACATGGGTGACGGAGCTGATACTCCTGGAACCATTCCTGCTAAATTATATCCTCCATAAGCTCCTGCAGCAGCACCAAACAATCTTCCTAGTCCTGATGCACCTGCCTCTTTTGCTCCTCTGTATCCTCGATATCCACCGTATAATGCGGCAGCGATAGCTAGTGGATGTGGCATATATAAATACTCCTTTTAAGATCTTAAATATGAAATAATACCATTTTACTTGCTTGATATCAACTCATCGTAGAACTTACCTTGATATTGGTGTTCTCCGATATGCACAATAGCATCGTTTACATAAGCATAGCATTTGCCACCTAGATCCCTCCAGAGTTTACAAAAAGCAAAATCTTCACCATTATAAGTCTTCTCTTTTGGATCATGTAAGGTATCAAAAAAGTTCCACATATTAGGTTTATTTACATATTTACCATTGATGACTGTCTTTTGTACTATTTCTTTATCAGGATACTTTTCTATCATTTTCTCTATTACTTCTTTTTTGATTAACATACATCCTGTTGGAGAGTCTGTTACTTCCATAACTCCTTTATTTAATTTAATATTATTAGGATCAGGAACTTTCATAGGATAAGTATGTAAAGCTCTTCTAATATCATCAGGTGATTTTATCTTACCCTCTTTCATTTTTGCAAAAGCTTTATCCCACATTAAAGTTTTTAATGGGTATGGCACAGATATAATATGTTTGTCCGCCTGCAGCATTGCAAATATGGATTTACCTTGAAAATATATGTCTGAATCAATAAACAATAAATGAGTTGCTTTTGACTCAAGAAATCCTGCAACTGATAAGTTTCTCCCTTGTGTTACTAAAGATGACTTTATTAAATGAAAAGAGACTTTGAGTTTTTTCTTAAAACACTCTTGTTGAAACTCTATTAATGCTTGTGTGTAATGAATAGAAACCTCACTATGCACAGGTGTTGCAACAAACACTTCAATATCTTTATATTGATCCTTATTTTCTTTCCACAAAGGCTCTATGGCCTTTTCATAATCTGATTGTGTTTCTATATTTACCTCTTGTAGTGTTTGATAGGTATCCTCATTAATATATTTACTGCTTGACACGTAAAGCTCCTTTCAAAAAGTTTTCCCATTCCATAGCTTTTTTATCCCAACTATAGAATTTTTTATAATATTTTTGTTGTTCGTCCAAATGATTTTGCATTGTATCTGTATGAAGATATTCAGCAGAAATATCAATAGCTCCTGCAATACTCGCAGCTAATAGTTCAAGATCTTTTGTGTAATTAACATATACTGGCCACTCTGCACAAGTTTCAGGTAATGCACCAAAGTTAGTTGTGATAACATGCAGTCCAGCTGATAAGGCTTCTAAAGCTGAAGCACAAAACGTTTCTTCAAATATTGAAGGATATACAAATAAATCATAATCTGTAATGTGTTCTAATAAATATTCATTAGGTTTGTATCCTACATAATTTACATTTGGTAGTTGTTTTGCTTGATCAAACAAAGCCTCCGTTTCTTTGTCTGCTTTGTCAGCAAACTCTTTTCCGTAAACTTCATTAGAACTATATACGTCTAAAGTTATGTTTTTATTTTGTAGTAGTTGCATAGCCAGTAACAATACATTCAAACCTCTCCAAGGAGTGCAATGATGCATAATTCTTATAGGGTCACCTTTTTTATATATTTTTCTTTGAGGAAAATGGTTTGCTCCATTTTTTATTACAATAGATTTATCTTCAGGTATTTGAAAAAAATATCTAAATTTTTCATAGCACCAATGTGAATTAAAAACATACCAATCATATTCATGGTGTCTGTCTTTATTTCTAAAAAAACTTTGAAGATTTGGTTGATCCCAAGAATTTTTTTGCCAAAGTATATTTATTTTACTGGGATCCAGTGGCACTTTTCCTGGAATAGATGTACATATTTGAAACTTATCTAATAATTCTTTAGATACATATTTTTCAAGCAACTCATGTTGAAGTTCAGTTGCGCCTCTAGGTTTCATTATTTTTTGGTTTTAGCACCAATGTTTCCAGCTCTAGTAACTTTTATTTCTAAGTCCTGTCTAAAATCATCCACAGTAGTATCAGTATTGGGATCAGCAACATCAGCATCAAAATGAGCTTTACTATCATATACTTTTCCCGTTCTTTTATGTTTAATTATTTCTACAGCCTCTGCAGGTATTTTTGGTAAATCACTCATTGTTTACGTCCTTGTCTATTATATTTTTTATTGTGTTGCAACTTCTTTTTTTTATTTAAATTTTTTGTATGTCTCCTAGGTCTTTTTCTAGGTTTCGCTCTTGGAACGAAATGTGTAAATTTTTGTTTAGCCATTAGATATTAATATATTATTTTAGCCATTACTCAATCCAAAGTTAAATGATACTGATATTCTAGGTTTATCATCATAATGTGGTTCAACCATATGATCTAAATGTGAAGAAAATAATACAAACATATTATTTTTTGGTTGTATTTCAAAGGTATTATAAAAATCAGTTTCTTTTAAATACATATGATTATCAGTAAATCCTGCTGTTTTATCATTTCTTAAAAAGATTAATTTACCTTCTTTTTTAGAAACACTTACATAATAAACACCCGAAAAATTACTTTTTGGATGAGTGTGTGGAGCGTTATAAGATCCTTTATAGTTTTTATTAATCCACAAATTAAATAATGAAATTTTTGTTTTTTTATCTATGTTATAATTTTCTTTTAAACATTCACCTGCTTTTTCAGTAAACGTTTTACTTAAATAAAAATTATCTATTGTATCTGTTTGAAAACCTTTTCTGTTAGATTTTACAACTCCTTGACTGGTGTTTTCTTCTTCTTTTAGAGTTCTTAATATAATCTCATCTAATTCATTGTTTTTTATTTCAGAGAGTATAATAGAATCACTAAATATTATTTTTCTATCCATTCTCCTGAGATCTATCTAACAGTGCGTAAGAAATAAGGCCTTGTATTTCATCGGCAGTTCCTGCTGTCATTTTTAAAACATCGCTAGCTTCAAGAACAAGTGTATGATTTATTATATCTTTAGTAGCCGAACCGGTTACAGATTCATTAAAAATTCTAAATGTTGCAGTAGCTGAAGTATCAGTCACTTGAACATTTAAATTAACAGCACCACTGGAACCATTATTTATTTGAATTTGTTTTATCAATACAGTTGCATCTGATGGCGCAGTTAATACACTTATTGTGCCTGTTGAGTTCAAATTAATTCCTTGATTTTTGTATCTAATTGTCATGATATAAACCAGGTAAATGTATCTTGTTCATTTTTTAATTCTTGTTGATAAGAAGTATTTAACTTATCTTGCATCGTTCGTAAAGACTGATTTATTTGTCTTTGATTTTCCTCAGTATATTTTGGACTTGGTTCAGGTATAACGATATCTACTCTAGCCATAATTGTGAAGTCCTCCAATACCAGATGTATGTCTTGCTTGCCTCGATGGTGCTGCAGTTGTTTTAGTTGTTGTTGTAATGTTTGTTCTATTAGTATCTTGATTAGTAGGTTGCGTGTTTAAAATATTAATTGGTGCTGTGTTTATTTCACCTTGAGTATCATTAGCTATATTTTTTTGTATTGCTTTGTTTGCACGTTTATTTGCTAAATAATCTGAAATACCTAAAGATCTTCCTGAAAGTGCAGATACTGCAGCAAGGGGTGCGAACGTGCTTGCACCCATCCCTAAAATAGACATAAGTCCTGATGCTTGTGCTGCATTCAAACCTATTTTACCAGCTGCGTAATCAATTGCTTTATTTTTAATTACATTACCTGCAATTGTTTTAAGATCAGGCAATTGATTGTCGTCTATTAAAGGTGCTATACCAAGTTGTTCCATTATCCCCTCATTCCATCCGGTTGTACATCAGCTCTAAAAGTTCCAAATCTCCAATTTTCATCTGTTGATGTATTTGCTATTTTTACACTTGCAAATCTAGCTCTAGCTCTTGTATCAACTTTTTGTGTCGACCCAGTTACCGTAAATGGTCCAAGAGGAGAGGATGCTTCAGTGTCCGCAGGAAAGTCTCTAAGTAAAATAGTAACTTGAGCATTGCCTTGTATTGTTTTAAAGTCAGGAACAAATCTTCGCATACTCATAAATACTTGAGCATTACCTTCTATATTTAAACTAAAATCTCCTGATTCAATAAAAGCAGGTATAGCCGTTTTATTACCTGCTGTATCTACTTGATTAACTCCAGTTTCATGAGCATAGTAAATTGTAGATCCATTAATATTAGTTACTCCTTGAATATCAGGAAATGAAGGAGTGCCTGTAGAATTATATTCAGTAGCATAAGGCACAGAATATAAATTTGCATCTACCCATGTGGTTCTAGATAAAGACCCAGTTACCCAAGTTCCATCTTGATAATTATAACAAACATATCTATCATTAAAAGATGATCCAGCTTTAGGATAGTACCAACATATTTCTTCATAAAGATGATTCAACCCAGCATAGACTGATTCACCATTTTGATAATTA